GAATCAGAAGAAGAGGCACAAGATAAAGCTTTGAATGATGGTATGTTATTTGGGTATACTTTACATCCTTCTGATTGTAAACATATTGCTATGGCTTTCCCAGTGAATATACTTTGTTGTACTTGTGATAGTGCACATATTCATGGAGTGTGTACTTGTGATTGATAAATGTGATATTTGTGAATATTTTTGTTCTGATTGTGCTACTGACTGCGTATGTGACCATCCAAAGTTTAGGAAAGAATATCCAGAAGGTAGAACTATTGACCTTGATTTAATTATACCAGAATGGTGCCCTAAATGATTGAGAAATATGGCAAAGTTACTATATCTGATGAAAAGATAGATATAACTGAGTTTCATTTTGGTGAAGGTAAGGTTTCTATTAATGAAGTTTTGCTTTGGGCTAAGAAGATTCTAGAGGAGCAATTAGAAAAGGTGGAGTATATTAAATAATGTATAAGCCTAAATATTGTATAGATTGTGAGCATTATCGTGGATGGAGATATATTTGTGTAGATGGGTACTCTGAGCATATAGCAAGGGATGCTTGTGGGCATGAGGGTAACTGGTATATGAAAGAGAAGCTAATTGCCAACGCTAATTATAGTCATCCAGCAGAGTTTGCCCAGTGGGAGGTTTATAGGCAATTACCAGAAAACTTAAATAAGAATAATGATTGTAAAAATTATAGTAGGAAAAAGGGCATGATACCACCTACATGGTAGGAGTATATAATGGCAACACCTGAGCCTTGTACAAACAGAGATTGTAAGTTTTATGGTCTTGATAAGAATAGTACTGGTTGGAAAGTGTATTACGAGGAGTGTTATCAGTGTAGACATATATGGAACCATTCACCAGATTCATGGAGAGATAAAGACTATATGGAAAAGGATGATAACTACACAAGGAAGAATAGTAATGAATATACTGTAGAATTGTTGTGTGGTAGAGGGTGTAAACATCTCCAGAATGGAGACTTTTGCAGTAAATACAACAAGATACTATTTGCATACTTTATTGATACTGTTAAGTGTAAAGATTGTTGGGAGGATAAAGATGAGTGATATTAGATATAGTGGACCAGGATTTTTAACCTTGCTTGGTTTATTGTTTATTGGCTTAAAGCTTGGTGGTGTTATTACTTGGTCATGGTGGTGGGTATTGTTTCCTATCTATGGACCATTTGCTTTAGGTTTTGGCCTAGTAGCACTTGTTTTGTCAGGTGCTCTTGTTATAGGTGCATTAGCAACAGTTCTTGCTTTAGTAAGGAAGTGAGATCATCTAAGTTCTATCAGCGGACTTTGCAGATTGTAGCCAGAGGCTCAGACATTCTATTATTTTTAACAGGTGTTTATCTTGGGAAGGGGGAGATGACAACTGCCTTTGTGCTACTTGGATTTCGTATGGCCAATGGCTACTTCTGCAGTCACTTAGTTTATAAACGATTACAAGCAGTTATAAAAGAAGGAGGAGACAAATGAGTATATTTGATTCAAAGTATTACAAAAATACACTAAAGTACAACAATGAAGAGCCAGTTTGGGTTGGTGATGAACCAGATTCAATGAGCCTTTACATAACTATAATTGATTCAGAAGGTAAAAAGAAAACATTTGGTAGGAGGGTTGTAAGTGATAAGGATAGTGAACAAATAGGGCTTGATGTATTAATGATACAAACACTTGCTACATGGTGTGGTATTGATAGTTCAGTAACAAGAACTATAAGGAAGGCTTTTAAAGAGTATGATTATTTTCAAAATGGTAGGAAATGGAAAGAATAATGAAATATAAGATAGTAAGTTCTTATGGTGTTAGTAGCCCTGCTGATCTTCCTTGGTATGTAAAGTGGTTTGGTAGGAAGCATTCTGATGGTAGTTACTCTTGGAAATACAATATGTATTTACCATATACAAAAGAGTGGCAATGGCAGGAAGAACACCAAGATGAGTACATGGATGAGCTTAGAAGAGAAGGAATAATTTTATAAAAGGAGGAGTCTAAATGAAGATGAAGAAGGAGCTTGCTGACAAGCACAAATCTATGTTGTACCCTACAGTACGAGTTAGAACAGCAAAAGCAGGTGGCTCAGGGACTATAATCTATTCTGAGCAGAAGCCGGATGGAGAGGCAGGATTTGAAACATATGTACTCACTAATTGTCATGTTATAGCTGATAATATTAAGGTTGATGATAAGTGGAGTACACTCCTGAAGAGAAATGTTAAAATGGACATTCTTTCAGATTGTGATGTTGAGCTATTTGATTTTGAGTATGACTCCTGGGAGAGTGGATACAGTGCTTATAAGGCAGAGATTAGTTGCTATGATAAGGATATGGATTTGGCACTGTTGAGGCTTAAGTCAGAGAAGGAGTTCACTAATGTGGCTACAATGTTTCCTAAAGGTGAGCATAAACAGCGATTGAGAATGTTTATGGAGTTGTATGCTGTTGGTTGTGGAATGGGCCATCCTCCACTAGCAACACAAGGCCATCTTACTGGATTTACTGACATTATTGACAATTACCCATATTGGTTATCTTCAGCTGCTACTATTTATGGTAACTCAGGTGGGGCAATATTTCTTGCTGATACTTATGAGTTTTTAGGTATCCCTAGTAGAATTGCTGTTAAGTTAACAGGGTACTCTGCTGATGCTATTACTCATTTGTCCTTTTTCATTCCAATCACTTCTATTTATCAGTTTCTAGAAGAGCAGATTTTTATGTTTGTATATGACATAGATTACACATCTGAACAATGTGAAGATATTAGGAAACATAAGCGAGAGAAGGATGAAAAGGAAGTTGCTGTAGAGGTTACTAAGGATGAAACAAAGAATGTCGGAAACTAATAGAGAGAAGTTTGTAAAATACACTTCTGCTCAGATAATGTCAACAAGAAGGGTTGAGTTTGGTAAGCTTGACCCAGGAAATTGGTTTTTAATTGGTGATTATTTATGTGTTCGTGTCAATGAGCCAAAGGATAGGAAGTTTGTGCGTAATACTGCTGTAGTGGTGGCTCTTGATGGTGATGAGAATGCTTGTGGTCTTGGGTTATTTCTTGATGGTACTGATATGGTTAATGTAGTATCTGATAGTACTATTATCATAAAAGGGTATTCAGATTTATAAAGTGAGGTGGTGCTTTTTGGAAGAAATATGTGTAAATTGTAAGTTTTGGCTGCCAATGAAGCGTGAGATTACAACATGGGTACTTGGTTTGTGTGATAATAAAAAAAGTGACCAGTTTGGGCACTATATGGAGTGGTGCGATGAATGTAGACACTTCTCAAAATACAAGAGTAAGAAGAAGGTTTCCAAACAGAAAGCCAAATGAATATTTCCCATTTGAGACTATTAACCTAGAAGTATATTACCTAGGACGGCATCTAGGAAATGTTTTTAGGATAGAGGAGTGGGAGAAAGAGGATAGAGAATTATATGAAAGAGAATGTGCAGGTATCTGAAGATTTTGTTTGGAGAGTGAAGTGGAGAAACCAATCAGAAGATAGTGGTGGTAGAATTATTGAAGAGATTATGTTTTTAGATACCAGTGCTTCTTTTGGTTGGGATAATACAGAAATGTTCAATACACCAGATGATATGTTGTGTGTGCTTGTTGGTTATTACGATGGTGAAGATGAGAGTGCTGTTTACTTATTTCAGGCAGTTTCTGCTACTGGTACTTTGTTTAACAGAATTGCTATCCCGAAAGGTTCTATTGTAAAAAGAACAAGGGGGGAATTCGATGAAGATAAGGAGTTTATTAGTAGTAATAATATTAATCCTTAGTTTATTTATTACGTCTATATCTAGTGGTTCAGAAGAAGGGGTTAGGCATTTCTTAATTATTAATAATATGTCAAATGATGTTGTTGAAGTTTCTATTGTGTTGGAAGTTGATAGTAGTACTAGTTATATAATAGTACCACAGTGCTTTGTGTATAAAGGAAAAGCTGTAACACTAGAAACAGATATTATTGGGATATATTATGTACATTACAGATATGCTTATGAATATAGGTATGGATATGGTTACTTGAAAGACAAACAACAGTGGTATTATGATTCAATGGTAATTCCAGACCCAAAGTATTATGGTAAAGATAGTGCTCCTTGGTATGGTTTTCATTGTGTTGTAATTAGATGTGAGCCTACTAACATTTAATGGAGGAAGAGATGACATTTGGAGAATATGTTCTGGATTCGATGACAGACGATGAGTTAGAATATTTACGTAAGGAGTGTGATGAGAGTTGCAAACTTGTGATGAGTGTACAAGCTATCAGAGTTGCTCTAGGTTATGTGCGACAGCGGAACGGTATGTAAATCAAGACTATGTTTCAAGACGACACAATGTAATATTTGCTCCTACCACAGAGTGGGAGCCTGGATGTGTAACATTAGAATACCTACATTATAAATATGGGCTTAACGCCTCCAGTCTTGGTTATGATCTAGATTTTCATTCTGTTGATTTATCCTTTTTATCCCCCAGAGAAAAAGATTGTATATATTTGTTTTACTTTGAAGGCAGGAAGTTAAGGGAGATAGGTGAAATCCTTGGAATAGACTTAAAAACAGCCCATGAATATATTCGTAGGGCAAAAGATAAGTGTAAGAAAAGCTTCGTCAATTATTGGTAAAGTTGGTAAAAAGTGAAGTATTTTTTATATTCTTGTAAGAAAAAGTACTTAAAGTGAGCACATACTATAAAAATGGAGAGATATGAGTGACTTAGTAAAAAAGGGATTTATGAAGCGTGTCGAGAGGCTTGAGAAAGTCCAAGAGCTGTTAGATGTTGGGCATTCTCAAACACAGGCTGCTGACATGCTTAATATAAGCCCAGATACTATAAGTAATGATATTAAGATATTAGAACAATTGCGTAAAGGCTCATTAAGTCCAGAACTTTGTGCTGAGAAGCGTATTCAAATAGAACAAGACCTTCTTGATTTGATAGTTAAAGGTACTGAAGCATATGAGAAGTTTTTGGCTGCTGGTGATAAGGCTGCTGCTGATTTCTTCAAATCTATTGCTAGTATACATAAATATCGTGCAAAAATGTGGGGATTGGAAAATATTTCTGAATTACATGATACTACTCCACTTAGGAGCTTGAGTTTGACAAAAGCTAATGTTACTGTTACAGTTGATAAGGATAGAGCAAAAGAGATAAGTGATAGCATCTTGGGGATGGGAAGTGAGTAGTGCCATTTCCTCCTGCATCAATTGAACTTATTAAGAATATTGTAAAAACTAAGTTTGATGCTGCTATAGATTTTATACAAGAACATGAGCCAGATGAAGGATATTTTTTAGGATTTTCTGGTGGAAAAGATTCTGTTGTTTTATATGATGTTGTTGTTAAATCTGGTGTTAAGTTTAAGGCTTATTATTCTGCTACAGGCATTGACCCACCAGAGATTGTTAGGTTTATAAGAAAAGAATTTCCTGACATAGAATTTAAATATCCAAAACGTTCTTTCTTTGCTGAATTAAAGAGAAGGGGATTTCCTACTAGAGGAGCAAGATGGTGTTGTGATTTTTTAAAGAAAGAGCCTACATACTCTATTCCACTTTATCATCGTTTGATGGGTATACGTGCAGAGGAATCGTACAAAAGAAAAAATCGTGGTAAGATAAATAAGTTTGGTAAGTTTATAATATATAGTCCTCTTTTTGATTGGAAGTTTCGTGAACTGTGGATGTATATTGATTTAAATAGGCTTCCTTATTGTTCTCTTTATGATGTTGGTTTTGACAGACTTGGGTGTGTTATTTGTCCATTTATTTGTAGTAAAGACAAGAAAGTAGTTGATATACACAAAAAAAGATGGCCTAGACAATACAAAGCATTTGAAAAGGCTATGTATATTCTTTGGGAGAAGAAGGAACACATTAGACAAGAAAAGTTTGGGTATTCAAATAGTTTTGATGAGTTTTTAGATAATTGGTATATGGGTGTTAGGGGTGGAGATGAATCTAGATGAGAAATATACACCAGAAGAAATAAAAGCAGTATGTGAACATGATTTAGAATTATTTGCTTATTATTATTTCAGTCATTATATAAAGTATCCAAGTGGTGAATTTCATAGATGGTTGTATAAACTCTTTACAACACAGACTAAGAGGAAGACAAAAATTGGATGTAAGTGGGCTATTGCTGCTCCAAGAGGAAATGCAAAAAGCTCCGTGGCTACTTTGTTCTTCCCACTTTGGTGTACAGTTTACAAGAAGAAGAACTTTATAATTATAATTTCTGATACAGCAGGTCAAGCAGAAGATTTTCTAAAAGAAGTTAAGATTGAACTTATAAATAATGAATTATTGAATCGTGATTTTACAGATGCTTGTGGGCAGAGTGGTTCTTGGCGACTTGATGAAATAACTACAAACAACAATGTAAAGATTGCAGCACTTGGCTCTCAGAACAAGATTCTTGGTAAGAGACATGGAACTAGCCGTCCAGATTTAATTTTGGGAGATGATCTAGAAAATCAAGATAATGTTGCTTCACCACTCATGCGTGAGCGTATAGTTGAGTGGTTCTTCAAAGAGGTTCTCAAGGCTGGTGAGATTGATGGCAGTACTGATTTTTATGTAGTTGGTACAATAAAACATGAAGACAGTCTGCTTAATAATCTACTTGACAAGAAGAAGTATCCAGCGTGGTCTGGTAAGATTTTTAGGGCTGTAAAGTCTTTTGCTGATGATCAAGAGCTTTGGCGAGAATGGGAAATAATTTACAGTGATAAAGAGAATGAACACCGTTTTGAAGATGCACAAAAGTTCTATGATGAAAATGAAGAGGCTTTATTAGAAGGTACAGAGGTTCTATGGCCAGATGGTGAGCCATATTTAACATTGATGCAAGTGAAGCAAGAAGGTGATATTTCTTTTGCATCAGAGAAGATGAATTATCCAGTTGATCGTAGTAAGTGTCTTATTGAGCGTAGTGAGCTTCATTTTTGGAAACCAAGCGAGTTGCCAAAGAATCTGCTTGTATTTGGTGCACTTGATCCATGTACAGGTAAAAGTTCAACGTCAAAGGGTGATTTTGCAGCAATACTTACTGTTGGTAAAGATTTGAAAACAAATATTTGTTATGTTCTAGATTGTTGGATGAGTAAGCAGCATGTTGATAAACAAGTAAATGCTGTTATTCATAAGCACAAGCAGTGGAATTATTTTAAGTTTGGAGTTGAGTCTCAAGCATTTCAGATAGTTATAAAAGAACATCTTGAGAAGAAATCCAGAGCCATGGGAATTCACATCCCAGTGGTTGATATAAAACATGGGTCACTGCAAAATAAAGAGATGAGGATTGAGTGGATATATCCATTTCTTAAGGATGGTACAGTTATATTACATGAGTCACAAAAAGAACTAATCTCTCAGATTCTCAATTTTACTCCCGATGGTAGGTCATTACATGATGATGGTGTAGATTCTCTAGAAATGACACTTCGCCTTTGTTTGAAAAGACATTTTAAGAGGTTATACCGCTAGTATGAATAAAGAATACACACGGTTAGGAGAAATATATGGCTGAACAAAAAATGTCAGAACGTAGACATCCTCTTTTTACTGAATATTTAGATGATTGGGAGTTTTTTGAGGAAAGTGTCAAAGGGGGCCGTGAATATCTTGAAGGTGGTCATTTATTTTCACATAGGCTAGAATCTCAAGATGATGACTTCCAAGAGAGAAAAGATAGGGCCTACTTTCTTAATTTTTGTGATGAAGTTTGTGAGACATATACAAACTATATTATGAAAGAGAAGATAGACAGACCAGAGGATAGTACCCTTGAAGAGTTTAGAAAAGATGTTGATGGGCGTGGTACAACTATTGATGAGTTTATGAAGAAAGTTTCATACTTATCTTCTATATATGGTCATGTTCATGTTGTAGTTGATACCCCAGCAATTGATGAAGATAAGGAGCTTACTAAGCGTACTGAGAAAGAGGATAAGTTAAGGCCATATGCTAGTATTATTATTCCTACACAATTAGTTGATTGGTCTGTTGATAGAAGTGGTAATCTTAATTGGATTCTTATTCAGCAAGAGGAGTTTGAAGATGTTGATCCTAAGCTTGAAAGAATAGAGCAAATTACTTACAAACTAATTACTACAGAAGATTGGCAAGTATTTGATCAAGATGGTAATCCTGCAGATGGTGGAAGAAGTGGTAGTAATGATTTAGGAAGTATTTTTCTAATAACTTGTTATCATAAAGATATAGATTTGGATATGGTAGGTGAGTCTCTTATAAAAGATATAGCCTACGTAAATAGGATTATTTTTAATTGGAGTAGCTGTATTGATGAGATGATTGAGAGACAAACATTCTCTCAGCTCATTGTTCCAGATGATGGTTCACTAGCTCAAGAGGAAGAGTCAGGAGACCCACTTAAGAAAATTAGTACTTCATCTGTATGGACATACCCATCTGACTCTACACATGCTCCTAATTTCATTTCACCTAACACAGACAACTTAAGAGTTATTTGGGAGATGATTACTGCTCATATTCGTGAGATTCATCGTTTGGCAGGACTTACAGGTGCTTCAGAGGATTTATATACAGCACAGAGGTCTGGAACATCCCAACAATATGGATTTCTAAATATTAATAGTAGTTTAGCTGCAAAAGCTACTAACCTTGAGAAAACAGAAAATGAAATTAATAAGTTAGCATATATGTGGTATAACAAAGACCCACAGAGTGTTGAATTAGTTAAATACCCAACAAAGTTTGATGTTGAGGCTCTTGCTCAGACTATGGAGACTAGTTTCCTTATAGTTGAACGTGAGTTCTCAGAGACATTGAATAAGGAACTTTTAAAGAAGTTAGGCAAGAAAGCACTACCTCTTGCAAGTGAAGAAATTAGAAATAAGATTGATAGTGAGATTGAGTCTGGTGATGGAACCA